CATATCTCCCACATACAAACCATCAAGTGCGTAAGCGTATTCAGTTGTTGTGTATCCGACTGCTTGTCCTTCAGAATTATATTCAGTTTCCTGATAATTTCCGTTAGCGTCTCCGTCGAATTTCCAATTACCAAATGATGCTACGAACATTAAATCTAACATATCGTTTACCATATAGTTAGTTTCAAGTTCTACACCTGAGTGCTTTTGATTAACACCTGTTAGGAAGATAACATCAGTATCACCTGAATCTCCTTGACCAGTCGTTACTGACTTAGTTAAGTTTCTATCTTGCCAATCTGTGTTATAAGCACTTGCATTTAATCCAAGTTTACCGAACTTGTAATTTACACCAAACTCATTATGTACGAACTTTTCGTTCGCTGGGTCTGATGCTACAGTTCCGTCATAGTAGATTACATTGTCCATAATAGGTGCTTTCTCAACTAATCCTGTGTTGAAAAATACATTCAAATCATCATTGACATTGTACATCATACCACCTTTAACTTGGTATGTTGAAATTGGTTCTGCTTTAATGACTTCATCTTCTATGGTGAAGTGGTCTTGGTAAGAGTATTCTATACTTGATAGTCCACCCATTCCATATACATTCATCTTGTCAGTAGTGTAATTTGCTTGTACAAATCCACCTAACCAATCTACGGTTGTATCATTATGGTATGCTATTTCATCTCCTAAACGAACGACTTTACCTTCTTCAAAGTTATCGTCTGAATAGTCAACATAATAATCACCACCTAATAAATCACGAACTTCACGAGCGTGTTCAATAGATGCTGTTCGCCAATCAATACCTGCTTGTAGTTCTAATTCATCATTCACAACATAGTTTACTTTACTAATTAAACCATATGTGTCTTGACGATTAATAGAATTACGAAGTATTCCTGTTGAACGATTTTCAGTTGATGAGAAGTTTTCATCCACGTTGTCAGAATTTTGTGCAATTTCTGCATTCCAATCCCAAGTCCACGGTGAAGATGCGTACCATCTTTCTCCTTCAACTGCTGGCATTCTGCTTACACTTCCGTAAGTTCCTGTTCCACCACCTGAACCACCACTCCAATAAAGAACTGAACTCATACGAGTCTTGTCATTTAATTCTAAGAAGTGATTAATGTTCACTAATGGTTTGTGGAAATAGTTTTCTCTTTCGTTAAGAAAGTTTGAACTATATCTCTTAGTTGTGTTTGCTCCATACATATACCAGTATTGTTCGCCTGTGTATGATGGGTCAATAGGTGCGACATTTTGATTGAACAATCTACCTGCTTCGGTTTCGAACTTTTCACCTTCTGCGAAAGCGTCAGTATCGTATCCGTCAACATCACCAGCTAACTCTTGTGAGTAAGTAGCGATATTTTGCTTGTATAGATTTTGTCCGTGTCGTTGTGGTGCACCGATTGCGTACATTTCAAAACGTTGTTTGTCACTTATTGCATAACTTGCTCCCAAGTTGTATGCCCAAGCGTCTGTCCACGTTCCGTTAATGATACCATCACCTGTTTTACGAACAACAGTTCCACTCAAAGCTAATCTGTCATCTAACATAAGACCAGTATTATAGTTGAAAGTAGTTTTTAGAAAACCACCCTCTCCTGCTTCTTGTTTGAATCTGCCACCTTTATCAAAGGCCGTCGGGTCAGTTAAGACATTCATTGTTCCACCGATTGATGGTGTTGCTAGATTTACTGCTGATAGTCCTCTTTGAACTTGAATTGAAGCTGCTGTGTCTCCTACTCCGTCCCAATTAGACCAGTATACCCAACCATTTTCCATATCGTTTTGTGGTACTCCGTTAATCATTACTGCTATGTTTCGTTGATTGAAACCACGAATGTTGATACGAGCATCACCCGCACCACCACCTTGTTGAGTTGCATATACACTTGGTGTAGTGTTAAGAATCATTGGAAGGTCTTGTGAACCAAGTCTTAATTCCATATCTTCTTTTGTTACATTAGTGAAAGCAACTGGTGTTCTGTCAGATGCTCTTGAAGCTAATACTTCAACATCTGATAACATAACAACTCCAACTTCTAAAACGAAGTTAGCCGTTACATTTCCAAATCCACCAACAGTAACTGATTTAGTTATTGGTGAATACCCTATGAAAGAAGCTGTTAAGTCATATGTTCCAGCTGGTACGTCTAAGATTGCCCATCCACCTTCAAAAGATGCTGTAGCTCCCAAGTCTGTTCCAACTAAAACGACATTAGCGCCTTCAAGTGGTTTTGAGTTCGCATCATATACGGTTCCCATTAGGTTTTGCGCGAACAATCCTGTGGTTACCATAAACAATACTATAAGATTACGAATATTCATAATCGTTTCTCCTTGTTTGTTTTCTGTGATGACACATTTTTATACTGGTGTGTCGTCTGCCAGTTAAGAAAATTTAATTCTCACTTGTTAATTCTTCTCCAGGTATTTCACAACTATCGTTGTTGCAGAACTTATCAACTTCTGCTTCTTCATTGTGGATTACTCCAAATGTTAGTTTACCTAATTTTTTAACTTGTTTATTGTATTCCTTTTCTTCAATGGCTTCATAAGGCATTTGTGGATATGCTCCATAATCGTGTCTTGGTAGTAACGATATTCCTTTAAGGTGGTATTGGAAGTAATTTAATACAAATGGAATTTCTTTTCCTTCTGTTTCAGGGTCGAATGTCACAGTGCAACTAACCTGATTGTCTGCCCAATGTCTTTGTAGGAATGCTGCTAAACTGAATTGTTCCCAAATGGATAATTCTGCTGCAGTTCTTATTCCCTCTCCGACATCTACTGGCACCTCAACTACTAATGTTGAGTCTTCTGAACCGAATGCTGGCTCAATCTTATAACCTGCTTTTTTTAGGGGTTCTATCAATTCCGAATTAACTGATATTCTAATTCGTCTTGTGTAAAATCTTGATTCTGGATAATGTAAACCTGGTGTTGCTCCGGCTAATAAAGAAACCGTACCACTTGGTTTAACTGATGTAGTCTTAATACTTCTTGGTATTGCGAACCAATCACTATACATCTTATCCCACTCTTGAATGGTATCGTATCCACCCTCTAACCAATCTCTAAATTCATTTAGACCACGATTAGTAATGAATTGTGCGACACCACTTACTGAACAACCAATTCGTCTGTTTCTCAACATAACTCTGTTGGTATCGGACCAATGTGTTCTTCCGAGTGTTACCGTTTTTGCATATAAATACGCATATTTAAGTGTTCTTTTGTAATCTTCTAAGTCATCGTGGTTGTCTGGAAATGTTTCTACTAAACAACATAACTCATATGATTCTAATGATTGTTCCAAACAAGGATTACCACCCATTACTCTATGGTCTTTGTTATCTCCACCATTCTTCATACGAGAATACTCTCTCATATTCCCTAACCAAGCTAAACCTGGTTCTCCATTATCTACGATTCTTTTTGAAACTTCTGTATAATCCATACCGAGTTCTGCAAATATTGAGTTGTTTGATGTCCAACCATATTGGTCTCTGTGTGGATTTACTTTATAATTCTTTAAATCTAAGTATTCTTCTGAATCAGCGTCACCGAACACAATTTCTGCTGTTCGCCTTACATTACCTGCCACTACACACTTACCGATTAGATTCATAATATCTACGATTGTTGTGATTGTGATTGGTTGTCCTGAATTGTTTTCTAATACTTGTCTAATACTTTCGTGAACTTCACGTAATGGTTCTGGTCCACTTGATACTCCACCGAAGCCTTTGATTGGCTCACCCTCTAATCTGATTAAACTATAATCAAACTCGACTGCTCCTTGTCCGTGAAAGTAACTTTCTAATAAGTGTTGTAATGATTCAACCCAACCCTCACGAGTATCTGGTATTTGAAAATTTTGTTCATCTCTTTTGATATCAACACCTTTGACAAGAATTTCTCCTGCTCCTTTAGTGTCGAATCCTACACCAACACCTAACATAGATGCGTCCATTAAGAAACAAAATGGTTTAGAATAATCATCTTTTAATGTTTTTGTTGATACGAATGCACAATTGTTTAGTGCGGCATACAATCCTTTTTCTTCTGTGATTGCTGTTCCCATAGCCCATAAACCACGACCTGGTGGTAAGAACTTCATAGTGAATATTCTGTCATACATATCTTGTGCAGACTTTTGTGCTTGCCAAGGATTCCAACCTAATTGATGTGATTCAATATGGTTCATTTGCATAGAATAAGTTCCTTCTACAACCCTTTGAACGGTTTCCCACCAACGTTCGTTCTTTCCGTCTTCTTTAATTCTTGAATATGTTCTCATATAGACTAATTCGCCTAATCCGTTAAAACCAAATGGTGCTTTTTTTCTTTTATACTTTGATATAAAATTTTCCGATAACTTAAATCTCACTTGAAACTCTCCTATGTTTTGTCTTTTTTTTCGTCCTTATATAACTATAATATATATAGGTAACAATTCAATTTATTTTAATTTCTTTGAAGTTTTACAAAGATTTTCTTTGAAGTTTTATTCAAACCCCTCTGAATCAAAATCCTTCTTCTTTTGTGCTAAGGTTTTTCTCATATACTCTTCTGCATTGTCCATTTTCCCTTGAGTTTGTTTACCCTCTTGGGTGCTGGCTTCGTATATTTGTATATAACCTGTGTTGGTATTAATGGTAGCTGGAAAGGTTAATCCATCTGGCCCAAATCTATTCTTAATAACGTGGAATCTACCTGTGTTAGCAATCTTGTCTTCCACTTTTCTTGACATACTCATAATAAAATCAGCTGTCATAACTTTTGAATAATCTTCTGAAACTTTTGATGCGTCAATCACATCTTCCTCTAATGATGAACGATTTGCCTGTGAAGCTGTCCATATCGGTATGTCGAATTCCCCTGCCATACCTCTTAGTTCTTCATAAACGTGTCCAATAGAGTGTCTTTTTTCTTTGAAGTTGACTGTAGACTTCATAATATCTGCGTAGTCAACCAATACCATATCAGGTTTGATACCTTGTAATTCACATTGTTGTATATGTGAAGTCAATGTTGCGACACTTGCACTTCTCGTAGGATAATATTTGATAATCAGATTACCCTTTAATTTATTTATTTTAGCTAAGACTTCTTCTTTATAATATTGTAAATTACCTGTTGGTTGTCCACTAACAATACAATCATATCGTAATCCAACATATTCTGCATTTAACTCTAATGTATAATGTATTACGGTTTTACCTTTAGCGACTGCGTCAGCTCCGATTGCTTGTAGTGTCCAAGATTTACCAATACCTGCTGGTGCAACTATCACTCCAAGTTCTCCACCTGCTAATCCACCTTCCATTAAATCATTAACACTATCCCATTTGGTTGCTACGGTATTTCTAGCCGATGAACTCATTCGTTCTTCAAAGCCAGTCATATATTCGTGTCCAATATCTCTTTCGACACCGGCTTTCATAGCATTATCAATCACACCTTTGATTTCATCATACTTTTGTGTATCCAATAACTCTACTGATTGCATAATTGCACTCTTGATAACTTGATTCTTACAAAACTCTAATGTTTTTTCTTGAACGAATTCTAAGTCTGGTGATTCTCTGAAGTTCCAAGCATTTCGTAATGAATCTACGATTGCCGTTTTCATTATATCATTGTCCAAGTCATCAATCTCCACTTTCAATGCTTCCATTGTAGGTGGTGTTTTATATTTGTCAAAATATCTTCTGATTTCTGTGATTAAGAATTTATTAGCGTCACTATCAAAGTAACTAACTTCTAAGATATCATACACGGTTTTGATAAACTTATTGTTTACCAATAATGATGATATGATTTTTGATTGGAATGATGTTCCGTATTGTATTAGTGATTCGTTTTTACTCATAACCTTGTTATATTAAATATCAAGTTCCCCATACAAAGATGTAGCTTTTTTTTCATAAATGTCTTTTCTTTTTTGTTCACGATATCTTTTTCTTGCTTTCTCTTTAATTTCTTCTTTATTGCGTAAATAATGTTCCATTTGCCACTTTCTTTGGGCTTCTTGTCTTTCTTTTTCAGTATGATATTTTCTTTTTCTACCCATCGCTCATCGTATTGTATAAATATTCTTTATTAAATGTTCATTACCATTCATATCTGTAAACTTAGTAGGTAAATTATCATATTGACCTTTAGGAACTGCGCCGTGGTCGGTCATAGAACCTTTAAGTCGTTTCGGTGGCAATCCTCTTAGATTACAAGTATCCCATTGTAATTCACCATCAATACCTTCAACCTCTACAATAGGTTTACTTTCATTGAATCCATATAATTGTATTAGTGGAAATCTCATTTCTGTGAGTCCTCTGCCATAAAGTTTAATCTGTTAAATGTAGTTGCCAACCAACTATTTAAGTTGGGTAATGCCTGATACAACTTATCTTCCAAGAACATCTTCTGAAATCTATGTTTGATGACTCGTTGTATTGGTCTTTCAACTATTTCCTTTACTTTTAGTCTTGTATGGCCTGTAATGATACTATCATCTAAATCCATAAGTCTTCGATTCATATCTAATAAATCTTTTGATTGTAATATCTTTTCACACAATGGAACTTTCTGTGTTTCTGCACTTCTGTATATATCATCCAATGTATATTTTTGTTCTGTTTCCATAAATGGAAATAACTTTACTAATGTCTTCATACCAATACCATTTACGCCTGGTATTCCGTCTGATTTATCTCCGTCAAACATTCT